ACGTCGACTGTGTCGCCATCAATTATCTTAACGACCTTTACTCTATATTCATACATTGTTAACTCGCACTATCTAAAATTGTTGTTGAAAATCCAAAGGTACTGTCATCGAGACCTATAACATCAGATGGATTAGGTGTCACTACTATAGTTTCTAATCCTATATCTGAATCATTTAAACCAGCATTGATATCGAATATCTTTGTTCTAGCATCACGTATGATACTATTGTCTGTGATTGGACCATGATAACTTAACTTCATCTCAAAGTCCAAACTGTAAATTATTGTTCTTCTCTGCTCCATTGCTCCTTCGAAATCATCAGAAAAACTTACACCATTAATTATTACTTGTATATCTTCTTTAAAATCCGGATACTCAGATTGAAATGGTTTTATTGTAAGAGCGTACTGAGGATTGAAAGTTGGTAGTATCTGCTCAACTATTTGTAATGCGTCATCTTGTGATTTAGCATATGCATTAAGTTGAAAGTTTATTGAATACGGAACTGGATTAAAAAACTTTTGTCTCTTTGTTGTATCACCTGTTGAAGATATTGTTGTAAAGTTGCCAACCTTTGCTAACTGTCTTTGAGCATCATAAGATATCGAAGTAATTTCAAATGACATTCGAGGTAGTTTAATTGCAACTTGTGTATCTTCATTTAAATTAGGATTCTCTCTTATTCTTTCAAGATACTTTTGCTTTGGTGCATAAGATAATGGTACCTTTAATTGACTAATAACGGCACCTGAAGAATTTTTACGAATAATATATATGTTATTAAAAAGCCTACCGAACAGCGCCACAGCTTTTTTAGTTTTTGAATGATAGAAATGTGTACCGAACATTAGTTATTACTCACATCGCCGAATGGATTAGATTCACTGAAATCGATAAAATCTGCACCGGTTGAAAAATCTTCATTTTGTTCATTTCCTGATAGCTGATTATCTTCTACTACTAAAGTAATTACACCACCTGCTCCTGTTGTCAATCCAATTACTTTATTATTGACTGCAAAGGTATGATACTTTCCATCATCAGCTCCTGCATGGATTATATGAACTTTATCATCTGAATCTGAATATTTAACAACTTCTCCGCGCATTATCGTATCACCGCTCGGACTCGTAATCGTTTCACCGACTTGAAATGTTGTAGGTGCAGGATCTGAAAACTTTATTGTAGGATTGGTATAACTAGCTCCAGGATTTGTAATTGTAAGACCATTAACTTTACCATTGTTATCATCTATAGTTGCGGTGATAGCCGCTCCAACTCCAGTTGAATCAATAACAGTTATTGTAGGAGCTACAAAATAATTATTACCGCTATCAGTAATTGTCAGACTTTGCAATGCGCCAGCACTCAACGTTGCAGTTGCCTGTGCACTATCTCTTGTATTATTTAATGAAAGAATATATTTGTATGCATATTTAGCTTCAAGATCATCAAGCACATCAACACCAGTATCTATATTTTCGCCAGTATACTCATAAAGTTGACATCTCATTTTATAAACAGGTAAATTACTTAGCTGATAAAATGGTTGTTCGTGCTCTACATGCATAATTTGAAAGAAAGATTTACTTAAAGGAAGATATATTACATCACCTTCTACCGGTCTTTCAACAGTAATCTCATTATCATACCTTTGAACAGTGTCAGCCCATCTTCTTCTTGATACTACAAACGTTGCTTCATCGCGTATCTCTACTCCAAATCTTGTAAAAAGATCCCCTTCACCTTCAAAGCCTTCTGTATTTTCAATATACATTTCAAGCATGTGCGAAGAATTAAAACTTGATTCTGGATCATCGCCTAATATTTTATCTTCATTGACTATGTCTCGAGGCAAATAGTATACGTCTTGACCATAGGTCTTGAGTGCCTCAATGACTATATCTTCATAGAGGTTTTGCTCTGATCTTACTTTTTGACTAAAGTATAAGTTAGTTGCCATATTATCCTACAAAAAAGTCTGGTGGAAATTCGTGTTCTAATCTTAAGTTTTCTCTAAGAGTTGCAATCTCACCAGTTGCATCATCATAGATTTGTCTTCCGTTTAGAATAACTCCTCCAGGTAGTTGCATTCCTTCAAACTTAATTAAATTTTGTCCCCATTGCTGTTTTATTAATGCAGTAGTATATTCTTTTACAAACATATCGTTAAATATTGAAGTATGATCACTATCACTTACTTCAGTATAAACTTCTGCTACAACATAATCTCCAGCTTTAATATCACCATCTGCAAAATCACCAAAAATATATAATCTGTTTTGTCGACGTGAAAATTGTACTTGAGGAGTTCCGTTTAACTTCATATCTAGCATAGAAAGATATTGTTGCATTTGCTCATAATATGCCAAATCGCCTGCAAAGTTCATAAGATCAGCAATATCGTTTAACATCATTTGATACTTAATATCAAAAAAGTTTCTTGAGTTATTAAACGAACTTGCTAATGGAAACATCTTTGAAACAAATATAATATTATTAGCCAATGTAATATATTCATTGGTAACATCATCTGCTGTTACTAAGTGTTTAAGATATGTTCTTACAGTTGCATCAGAATGAAACTCACGATAATACTGTAGCGACTCGTCTAGACGATCTTCTAATTGATCTTCGTCGACGTTGACTTCGATAACTGGTTCACCTAGTCTTCTTTTACAGTAGTCTATAAGCGTTGCACGCGAGTTTGGAGCTGCCATTTTTTTTAATCCTTTATGCTATTTATTACCAAGACACTCCGCTTCCTGTTGTTGGTGTTGCTTTTGCGCTTATTTGTGCTGCAATACCTGCTTCTATTGATGTCACTTCGTCTGTACCAAGTGCATCTTTAGCCCAACCAATCGCTTGTGTCTCAGTGATATCTGCGTATGGTGTTGGTGTGCCTACAAGCGTTACACCCACCGTTCCATAAGCTGAACCAGTGTTGCCATCTGCATCTTCATCGGTTGCTCTCCAATGTAGTGTTGTTACAATATCTGAGTGATCACCTTGTGTGAGGTCTCTTTCCATTGTTGCTATTGTCCATGTTACTGCCATTTTAATCTCCTTAAGCTGTATATCCTTGTCCTGCTGTGATTGCAGAATTAACTGTTGTCATATCTTCATCTGTCCAATAGTCTTTAGCCACCATAATCTCTAAGTGTTCTACGTTCCTATTAACACAGTCTTGTTTCTCTCCAGCTTCATCATCTGCCATTGCTGTTCCTGCAATGATAGCATTGATAAGGTCTACTGAGTGACCCATAGCTGTATAGTTTTGTGCTATTTCTTCTGTTGTTAGTTCATCCATTTTAAGCTCCTTAATTAGATGGTTTAGGGTATTTATTTTTAATAGGTTGAATTATATTCGTTTTCCAAGCATCCACTCCATTGTGATAAATATAATCTAACTGTTCACCAAAAGAAGGATACTCTGCTGCTCTATCTCTACTATATTGAGTATCTGCAAACTCTGCATTTAATCTTGTAACTTCATTTTCGTCTACAGATATTAAAGAACCTTTGACAATTTCTTCATTTACCATTGTATAACTGTAATTGGGGTCAAATTCTTCTGTCTTAAGTGCTGTATATATATCATCTGTATGAGAAGATGGAATATCACTACAAGCCATAACAAATGAACCGTCTTGATTAAAAATTAAATACATATTATTATCCTGTTTCTCTAAGTACCACACGAACCCAGTAAGGTCCAGAACCTGAATATGAACCACCATTATGAGTTACTCTTAAAGTTGTAGCGTTTGGACTACTGATAGCCCAATTTCCACCATTTCCTGTATTTCGCCTAAACTGCTCATACGATGATTGGTTTGTATTTCTTCGACTGACTATCACATCTAAGATTGCATCATAAGAAGGATGATGAGTTATAGATGCTGTAACATGAGCACCTGTTCCTGTGGTTTGATCGTTTGCAAAAGTAACATCATGAGAAAAAGTACTATTAATATTTGCATACCCAGAAAAATAGTATTCTCTAAACTTTGGTGCACCTAGAGTTCTATAACTACTATTAATGTTCATCAATGGATTACCATCACCATCTGATAACACAATGTTATTGCTAGATGTTCTTATGTCTAAAGTACCTTGATTGCCGTTAAAACGACCTAAGATAGTATTTGCATCCCCAGTTGTAATATCACCTCCTGCATTCATACCAACGAAAGTATTGTCACTATTGGATGTTGCTAAAGACTGCCCTGCACTTGTTCCCAAAAGAAGATTTCTGCTTCCTGTAGTTAAAGTATCCCCTGCAAGACCTCCAATAAAAGTGTTGTTTATACCTGTTGTATTTGAAAGACCTGCATTAAAACCTACAGCTACATTATGAACCTCTTGAGACGAAGTAAAGTTTTGGTCTCTTAAAGCATTTCTTCCGATAGCAACACTTCTCTCACCTACAGTTTCAGCACTTAGAGCTTGTCTACCTACTGCAACATTAAAGCTACCTGTAGTTAGTGCATCACCTGCGTTACCACCTATTAACACATTTTCAACAGCAGTAGTAGAATACAAACCTGCCTGATACCCCACTGCTGTGTTGTTAGATGCTGTGGTGTTGGAGTTAAGTGCTGATTTACCTACTGCTACATTATAACTTCCTGTTGTAATTAATTTTCCTGCATCTCCTCCAATTAAAGTGTTTTGCAATCCTGATGTTATCTGATTTCCTGCAAAAAATCCATAACCTGTATTATACATTTGATGACCAATAGTAGAATTTTGATTTGCTAAAGAAGAATAACCCATTGCAGTGCTTCTTTGACCTGTAGTATCTGAACTTAAAGTTAGATAGCCTAATGCACAATTTGTAGTTCCTGTGGTAATAGCATCACCAGAT